GCTCACAATGAATACCGAGCAAAATGCTTGTTATTAACAACAACGCGCTCTGAATTTATGGCATGCCCTTTACAGGTTAAATCGTAAATTCTTGCGCCCAAGCGGTAGATGCTATACTTGGATATAGCCTCTGCCTGGGTGATTGATTTACCTGATTTTAGGTGCTGAAGCACTTGATTACATTGCGACATTCTCGCTCCCCTGCTTAAAGTAACCATTGTCGATTAATAACTGCGTTTCAGCCTCAAATGCCCTTGCATGCTTCAGCATTGTGCTGGCTGATAATTTGAGTCTTTTGGGAATGACGTTTCGCTCATCTAACGTAAGCTCTGACCTAATAACATAAGTGGAGTCATTGTCTTTTTCAGTACTACTTCTTCGGGCTGGGTATCTAGGGCAAAGACCAGTAAACATTTCAGTTTGTCCTGACAGTCCATCTTGATGAAACGGGTCGAAAGCCGCCTTTAAAATACTTCTAGCAACAGACCTTACTTGTAAGTTAAAACCGTATGTCACCATTGGGAGAGAAATGTTTTCTGAATCAATAATGCTTACTACTTTTCTAGCTATGAAAGTGGGTGATATTGCTATTTCACCACTATGCGCTTCGATTGCTTCATTTACATAATTTGATAGTTTGTCGTTAAAGTCTTTCATTTAAAATATCCTTGCATTTGATGATTGTTATTTGTGCCTCACTAAAAACATCGGCTTTCATAGCATCAGTTAATTCGTTTAATAAATATGGAAGGTTGTCTGTTGATATATCGTTGTTAAAGTCCCTGAGAGACCCCCATAATTTAATGGCTTCACTATCCATAGGTTTGTCTGCTTTAGGCATTTGACTGTTGTCTCGAATGAGTCCAGATGTTGAAGGCATTAATGATGAATTAATCCTGCTTTCAAATTCATTTTCTGGAATGTCAGCAAGTTTCTGCCATCTCTTTCCTTGATTGTCTGATATTCCAGAGTCTAATTTTGCTTGTTTAAATTCAGAGTGCTTTGGTTCATTGTCGCCCAAAGCATATTGATTGTTTGCGCCTTGATTTCGCTCCATACCACTTAACAATTGCCCTGCTCTCCTTTCAGCCCTTATCCTTACTTCAATAGCTTGTCTTTCAGCTTCAAAATTCATCGCTTGTTTTGCATAAACCTCCATTGCTCTTGCTTGGTTTCGCATCTCAGCAACTTCATCAACTTTGTGACACTCTGCAATTGCTGTACACATGGCGTCATAGTTGCCTAACTGGTTTTCACTTCTTACAACTACATCCATTTGTTGTTCCCCTTTTACCCCCCAGTTACAGAGAGTTAATAAAAATACTTCTGGAGTTTATTTATTGTTTCCCTGGTGAAATTTCTTATCCATTTTTAATTCCCCGTTGGTTACCTCCTCAAATTGGCGCTGCCGCAATTCGGGAACACCGGTAACGGGCCAGTCTGTTAATGCGCCTTTTGTGATCGGTGGCTTCAGCGATTGGTAAATTGCGCGGCGAGTTCCGAAATATTTTAAAAGCTGTTTGAATGTCATTAGTAAACCTTGCGCTTGTTAAAGTTTGACAAACAGTATATTTTGATATACTGTATCCTGAATTGTATGTAGCAATTACATACATTGTATAAAACTATATACCCTTAGTCAACGAAAATACGAAAATGGAATACGCGTGTATAATGAATGTTTGAATGTCGAATTTGGCGATAGATTAAAACTGGCGCGAGATAATCGCGGCCTGGGGCAGGAACAATTGAGTCAGTTAACTGGCGGCCAGGTTTCTAAACAGAGTATTAGTCACTACGAAACCGGGCGAACAAAAATAACGAACGCAGAGGTTGTTTTTCTATTAAGCGATTGTTTGAACGCTGATCCCCGGTGGCTTGCGACTGGTGAGGGTGCAATGGATGCCTCATCGGATGCGCCTAATGGCATTGATATCGCGGTATTTAGTAGCGTGTATAAACTTTATGAGGACGCTATCCTGCTAGGTTCTACGGAGTTTAGTATGGACGTAAAGGTTAGCGTTTTAATTGCGATGTATCAGGCCGCGCTGAAAGGGAGATCTCCGGCACAGGCAATGCTTGAAATTCTTTTGAGTCAATCCACTCAATAAAAACAGCCATACGTCCAGCCCGTTCGGCCCGTTCCGTTATTTCCAGAATCTTTCTGAAATTATTTAATTCCGTTTCAAATTTGCAGCATTCCATACACAAGTCCTTTGTATAAAGTTGATTTCCATGTTTATTTTGCAGCCTACCCTTAATATTGTCAATATCTATAAACTACTATATAACGACAAATATATATATATTTCCGGAAAAATATTAATATAAATAATACATCTGTTGACTGCTGGTATATTATTGTATACACTATAACTTTCAATAGTTATAAGTTAACCGGAGAATAAACATGAGATGGAAAAGCGAATACGCGGATTATTATGAGTCTCCTGTCTATGTAATTGGCAGGGAGCATTACGACTCCACTGATGAGCCAGAATTATCCGAGGAATATATCCAGCAAAGGATAGATGAGTTCTGGACCTGGGAAGACGGCAAATCAATAACATCAAAGGTAATTCTGGAATGCGCTGTTGACAGCATTGCCAGAAACGAAAAAAAGTGGCAGAACCTTTGGCTGTCGTTAAAGTCTCGAATAGAGAAATTTCCTGAGTTAAAACGGGAAATGGAGCTATTTATTCGGGAGGAAGTAGAAGCAGGCAATGACAAATGGGCCTGAAATTTACTAACAGATTAATTGATATCGCACTGGTTGTCGGATGGTGTACGTTCTTTGCCATCCTGGCAGGTGCGGAATGGTGGACACTATGAGTAAACAAGTTGTTAAAACACAAGATACAGCAGAAAGCCAGTACAGCAAATTAATGCAACTGGCATTAAACGAAAATGCTGACATTAGTAAACTTGAGAAGTTGATGGAAATGCAAGAAAAATGGGAAGCCAAAGAAGCTAAAAAAACATTCTTTGCAGCCCTTGCCGACTTTCAAAAGCGCTGTCCGATGATTGTCAAAAAGAAACAAGGACACAACTATAAGTATGCGCCTCTCGGTGACATACAAATGCAAATAGGTGATTTGCTCTCTGAGTGTGGACTTTCCTACCGATTTGAGCAAAACCACGATGCAGAGTTAATAGAGGTGACTTGTGTTGCGTCTCACATTAACGGGCATGAGGAAAAAGTAAAAATGGTGGGTGAGCTAGACGCTTCAGGCAGTAAAAACGCCATCCAGGCAAGAGGTTCAACTGTCACTTACTTACAACGTTATACGCTTATAGGTTCATTCGGCATTATAACAGCCGATGAGGACACTGACGGACGCTTAGCCGATGCTTCAAGCGAGTACATTACTAGTGAGCAGGTAACCGAAATAGACGAGCTCATAAAACTTAAAAGTGCGAATAAAGAAAGGTTTTTAAAATTCTTTAAAGTTGCAAAAATTGAAGATATTCGCGCTACCCAATTCACCAGAGCAGTACGAATGCTCCAACAAAAGAAGGCAAGCTGATGATTATTTTAGATGTGGATCAAGGTAGTGAGGAATGGTTTGCTGCCCGTTGCGGCATTCCAACTGCCTCTTGCTTTGACAAAATTATTACCTCAACGGGTAAGTCCAGCACTCAAAACAAAGGCTATTGCAATAAGTTAGTAGCTGAGTACTTTATGGGCGATAAAATAAATGTTGAGCAAAGCGAGTGGATGTCCAGAGGCGTTGAGCTAGAGCCAGAGGCCAGAGATTATTATGAGTTTCAAACTGACATTGAAATGTCAGAGGTCGGACTGGTGTATAAAAACGACAGGAAAATGGTGTCATGCAGTCCCGATGGTTTAAGTGGTGAACGAGGTTTGGAGATCAAATGCCCTGCCCCACACACCCATGTTGAATATTTACTGGCTGACAAGCTACCAGCTAAATACGTTGCCCAGGTTCAAGGTTCAATGTGGGTTACTGGTTTAAAACAATGGGACTTTCTTAGTTACCACCCCGACCTGCCACCGTTATTGCTAACCGTTGATGCTGACGATGTATTTCATGCTGCACTTGATGAGCTAATGAAAATATTTATAAATAGCATTTTAACCAACCGCAATATTATTTCAGACAAATTGCAAAGGGAGGCAGCATGAGTATCTTAACAGATAAAGAAGTGGCTGACTTAGTGACAGAAAATAATGTTCTAAAGGCTAAACTTAAAATTGCACGACAAACACCATGTGAATGTTGCGCCAGCACAGCGGAGCAGCTTGAGCATATAAAATATGTAGAAAAGCAGAGTATGCTGGATACATTAAAACTCCGGCGGGTGATGGACAAGATCGATAAAATAGCGCCGCGTGTGGCGCATATTAACGCTGAATCAATCAAAGGAAAACATCATGGGTAAAGTGGGAATCGGGCTTACAATTGACGTGAGCAAAATAGACAAGAGTAAGTTAATAAAGGGCAAAAAAGGCGTTTACCTTGACGCACAAATATTTGTCAACCTGATCGATGCGGATCAGTACGGGAATCATGGCATGATCACACAGGCAGTCACCAAAGAAGAAAGGCAAGCCGGTGGACAGGGTGCAATATTAGGCAATGGAAAAATCTTCTGGCGTGAAGAAAGCAACGTCCAGCCTATTCAAACGGTCCCCGGTCAGGCTGTTGACGCACCGACCTTTGATGATGATATTCCGTTTTGAGGATTATTTCTTGGTACAGCGCAGGCGCAGCTTCGGCAGTCTCGACCATGTTAGCTATTAAAGATCATAAAAAAGTCGATGTGGTCAATATTGAGATTAAAGAGGAGCATCCTGACAATAAACGTTTTCTGTCTGACTGTGAAAAGTGGTTTGGGCAGAAAATAAAAACTGTAGGTAACGACAAATACAACCGGAGTATATTTGAAGTATTTAAACAAACTAAATATATGGCCGGTGTCGGTGGGGCCGCTTGTACCAGGTTATTAAAAAAAGAGGTTAGGAAGCAATATGAAAAGCCTGGTGACATTCAGGTGTTTGGTTATACGTCTGAGGAGCAGCACAGAGTTGACAGGTTTATTGATGCTAATAACGATGTTGAAATTATTACACCATTAATAGACAGAGGTTTAACTAAACAAGACTGTCTTGCAATTGTGCAAGATGCTGGCATTGGGTTGCCGACACTTTATAAACAGGGTTTTAAGAACAACAAATGTATACCATGCGTGAAAGGTGGTGCTGGTTACCATAAGTTAATGCAAAAACATTACGCTGAAGCCAGTGCAAAAATGAATAGTTATGAAAAGCTATTAAACGTAAATTTACTTAAATGCACTGTAAATGGTGAAGTTATGCGTTATAAATTAGATGAAATACCCTCGCATATACCTATGCAGGATGACAGCGTTGACATTCAGTGTGGCGTTTTTTGTCAAATAGCAGAAGGTGAATTATTTTGAGGATTATCATTGCGATTTGCTGGCTGGTATTAATAGCCTGGATCATACGTTGCCTCTGGCTATATGTCGGAGGTTAGGCGTATGAAAAAGGAATTAATAGCTGCAACCGTTGTTATTATAGTGCTGGTGATATGCAAAATATTATTTGGAAATGGATAAATGGGGATGGATAACAATGCTAATTGACCAAGAAGAACTGGAACGAGTAACACGATACTCGCGTAAGTCAGACATAAGAAAATACCTGGACAACAAGGGTGTTAAGTACTGGACAGCAAAAAATGACTGTGTTTTTACCACAACTGAAGCAATTAATGCTGCACTATTGGTACAAAAAGAAGGTAGTATTGAATTTCTATGACAGCAAAAAGCCCAAAATATACTTATTTAAGAAAAGGCCGATGGGTTTATATACCGTATGTTGATGGTAAATTAGGCAAAGAAATCCCCCTCCGCTTTGAAGGTAAGTTAATAAGAGAACATGATCCAATGTCGCGCGTATGGGCGGCGTATGAAGGCCTTATTAATACCCCCTCTGATACACTTGCATGGTTAATAGATACCTATTTAAAGTCCCCTTCATTTGAAAAAAGAAAGCCGCGAACCAAGCGAGACTATAAAAGCAGCGCATTGTATTTAAAAACAAAGAAGTTAAAAAACAAGTCAATTTTTGGTGATGTGGCATTTGAGGCGATAACGACTGGCACTATAACAAAATTACACGACACAATGAATGACAGCCCTGTTGCTGCTAAACACCGTATTCAGTTTCTAAAAACAGTATTTTCATGGGGCTACGCCAGAGACATTTGCAGTAAAAACCCATGCAAAGGGGCAGCAAGACCAGTTGAAGAAAAGAAGAAAAAGAAGGTCATGACGTATGTTGAGGATGAAAGTTATTATTACGCTCTCTCTGTGGCGCGTGAGCTAAAAAGTTACCTCTACCCAATTATGATATTAGCTTATTGCTGTCGCGCCCGTGTTGGTGAAATTAGCCGCCTCGAATATGTTGACAAGGCCTGGCTTGAATCGGGTTTTAAACAAAGTGACGTTAACGAGGAAGGTATTTATCTTTATCGTTCCAAAGGCAGCTTACCTGAAGTAACTCTCTGGTCTGACTTTTTGCGTGAAGGTTATCGGGCCGCACTGGAATATTCAAAAAAACAGGACAATAAAAACACTGTTTCACCACTGATAAAAGATCCATATTTAATACACGACAGTTCTGGTAGACCCATAAAGAAAAACAGTTTTGACTCAGCTTGGGGACGGTTAGTTGCTAAGTGTAAAAAGAATTGTGCAAAGGATGGTGTTGATTATAAGCGCTTTTCAATACATGAACTGAAAGCAAAAGGAATTGACGATCACGAAAGTCAGGACGGTGGACACAAAACAGAGAGCGCTAAGGCCATTTATTTACGCAAAATAAAGCGCACAAAAAGCACAATATAAGCAATATTCTTCACATAAACGACATATTTTTTGGGAAAATTTTTGGGAAAACAGAGAAAGCGTAGTAACCACTAACTCTGCATCCCTTTAAATATGGCGCGCCCGGAGCGATTCGAACGCCCGACCGCCTGGTTCGTAGTCAAGCGTATTTATCAATAAAAACAATTAGTTACCTACATATTTTCCCAAAAAGCACCAGAACATGACTCTATATTAATCAATAACTTACGAAATTCTTTTGGGAAAAATTAAAGCCTGTATTTATAATTCGGGGCATCTTACGTTAAGCGCTAAATTATTTCAAGCGATCCCCCTTCATTCTGCGAATATTTCAGGGCATTTGTCTCATTACTTAGCCACCCATCCTGTGTTTGTTTCGTTGTGTTAGGGTCATGTTTAGTATCCCCAGATATATAAATCAAATTGCGCTTCTGAGGCTGCCACAGCAGTCCTGACATTATACCTAAACCTCATTTGGTCTTTCCAAACCTTATCAGCCGTAGGTTCGCCATCTAAAATTGGAGTCCCTGTACTCATCCCCCTGAAATATAGCTTATAATCTGTAATAGCGTTAGGCATATCAATGTCTGGCACTCTTGTCTCTGATGCGTAGGTTATGGTAACTGTTTGAGAGCCTGTTGCTGTTGTTGGGAATCCTACCCTGTCTAGTTTAATAAGAATTGGTTTAACCCTAGGTTTAATATAAAACGGTAAAGCGGTATCACTAAATACCACATAAGCCAAAGCCGTAAACGCCCCAGTCGCATCATCGGCAACCCATGTGTCAGTAATTTCAAAGGTGTTTGTTGTTATGTTGGTAACTGCGAATGTTCCATTATAACTTGTAGTTCCAGTAATAGTAATTTGCCGCCCATCCATTGGTATGCCATGTGCTGCTGAAGTTACTGTGACTTGTCCACCTCCTGCGTCTGCAAAAGCCGTAATATCCCCTGATGTTGCCCTGCTAGGTGCAGCAGTATTATCTTCTCTTACATCTAAGTTGTCATTACTGGCTGAGTTAAGTATATCTGCTGTATTAGGCTCTGTTTGGAAGTGATTATTCTCAATAGGCGCTCTATTAATGTATCCATCTAAGTGAATATGTTGGTCTATATCAGAACTGGTGAAGTAGTTACCCTCAACATCTACATGAGCAGGGTATGTGGCACTTGCTCCTTTAATATACAAGTGTGTGGCGGTTAGACCAGTCCCTTTGTGTTCAAATCTGTTACCCTTAAAACTACATGCGTTCATATGCTGAGTATCTATGTTGACATTAACAACATTATCTGTTGTTGGAGCCATGATAAAACCACAATTAATAAAATGAACATTAGTGAGAGTGGCATTAACGTCTACACAACTACCCAAGCACTCGTCAAAACGACATGAGTCAAAGATTAATGAGCTACATATAGTTGTCTCAAACACTATGTCATTGGTATTAGCGTAACTATTTAACCCACGTATACCTCTGAAGTCATGGGTATCATTGAATATAAAGCCTTTAGCTAGTCCTCCTGCACCTAGATTATCTAAGACTAATCCAGAAGTTGAGTCAAAATTCCATCCATACCTTGTCCTTGCTGCTGTAGTATCTCTTATAATTACATTCTTTATTACAGAACCACGTACAAAGTTGTCGAAAGGAGGAGTTGATACAGCCAGTGAGTCTACTTTAATTACTGCATTACCATCACTAATTAAACACCATTTAGATGTAGGGCAAGTTAGTTGAGAGGTTACGTTGTACGTACCACCACCTAGATTTAACGCTGGAATACCCTCTAATACAGCAGAGCCAGAGGTAAGGGAGTCTACGTGGTCAATAGCCGCCTGTATAGCCAAAGTATCATCAACAGATCCATCACCAACAGCACCGAAGTCTTTTACAGATATCATCTCATTTAACTTGGCATCCACCGTTGTTTCTACCGCGCCCGTACCGTCCTGAGTGAATGTAATCCTGGTGGCATCAACATCCGTTAAAACGTTGTCCTCTGTCCATACCGGTGACAGAGGTGGATCGGTATCCGTGGAAGGTGCAAGAACGAATTTGTATGCCGTGTTATCAGTGATATAAATAGACGATGGTGGATAACCGTCAGAGTCCAGTACAATAGGGTTGGTATTGGCTATATCACCCGCTGCTGTGGTAAAAGTGTCTAGTTTCGTGGTGGTTCCCGCTTCATAGCTAAATAATTTATAACCACTGGCTGGCTCACCTAAAACATGAAATTGGGGCTTAGGTGTATTAAATAACGTGACTGTCATCGTCTTGGTCCTTTGTATATGTTTTGGGGTATGTGTTCGGGTATAAATTCGGGCATAAAATAGCAGCGCAATCGCTACAGCGAATATGATTAATATTGTTGCCATGGGTTTGTGGTGTTAAATAGAGATACGGTCATTGATTTGTCCCGTTGGGTTGTTTATCTTCTTTAGGTTGCAGTATTCCCGCTATTGCTGGTGTAGACACTGAGCCTGGAATTACTTTTTCTAGCCTGTAAGGTGGTAATATTGGTTTTGGTGACGATTTAATAACCGCCCTGCCTTGAGCGTCCCAATCAATCATTCTAACAATAGCCCCAACAAACGGCATTTCTTCTAGTCTTTTCTCAATACTTAGAACGGCTTGGGCTGATGGTCCCTTACCTAATGCCGTTCCTCTTACTGGTTCTCTGAGCCTGGTTACATTGATCACATCTTTTATAAACTTCATTTCTTTAGAGCTAAATAAAACACTCATCTTTTCTTTGCCTATTTTATTTAATGTGCGCTCAAGTGATGCCCTGGTAATGGCTCGATTGCCCATAGCATCTTCAGGGCCAATAAATGAAGATTGCTTAATAAAATCCATTGTTTCGGCTCGTAGGTCTTGCCATGCTTTCGGGTTGCCTTGCTCTGCAAAATCCTTTAACTGCCTTAAATCATCGGCTCGCCACTTTTTGCTTGTTACAACGTCTTTCATAAACTCGTCTGGATTAACTTTGTTTTCCAAAACATCTCTAACAAGATTGGCTTTTCTGCTGTCGAATTTGGATACTTTGGCCCTTCTAAGCATTTTTTCAAAATTAAATTTAGCTAACCTGGCTTCTTTAAAAATGTCCTCACCTGCTGCTGTGAATACATCATTGTCAAGCGCCTCTTTTAGTGCGCGCATCTTAATCTTGCCAAATGGTGATGTGGAGTTAAAAAAGGTGTTTATGTACTTTCTGACTTCCTCTGCCGTTCCTACATCTGTTTGTTTAAGGATTTTGAAGTTTTTATCAATTAATCCCTTGTCCATTAAATCGCCTTTAATGGCAGAAATTAGCCCTTTGGTTATTCTGTTGGTTGGAGCGGATTTTTTAAGTAGGGCGGCAAAACGATCAATGTTAACAACTTCTGCGCCTGATGAGGCATTTTTGGCAACCTGATATAGATCGCTTATTTTATTATCTAATTCGGTACTCATGTTGATTACAGTATCAACAATGGGTGAACCTGATGTAACAGCGTTACCACCAGTACCAGCAATGGCATCATCAAAACGGTTAACTAATAATCCTTCTTGATCTTCTAATGCGCGCCTTACCCTAGTTGACGTTTTAAATGCTTCTTGCTGTTTTTGAAAATCATCCGCGCCTCTGGTGACTTGTGCTTTTAGTGGTGGAACGTCTAGTTCGTCAAATTGAGCGAGTCTTGCTGCTTCAGCAGGGTTAGTGCCTTCTGGAAGGTTATCCAGCATGTCTTGAGCATGTTTTGACAGGTCGTCAATAGTTACTCCCGACTCATCTAAAACAGTCAGAAATTCTTTTGTTGGCCTTCCGGTCGGATCGAATAACGATCTGCTTGGTGGCTTACCTTTTATCTTATGCCAAAGTTTACGACCAATGCGACTAATATAAGGAAAAAGAGCCTCAGAGATACCCGCAACAGCGCCTCCAATACCTGCGCCATAAGCGGTTTCTTCTCCTGTGCCTTTTGCAATGAGTCCACCTTCAGTAGCTCCTACGGCTGTAGCCGCTCCAATTCTAATGGGTGTTGAGGCAATTGCTCCGGCTTGCATCCCTGGTGCTATAAAGGGTAAAGACTGACCAGTTGCCCTACCTATAGTTTGGGTTATCGGGCGCTGATTTTCAAGGGCATCGAAACTTATTTTTGTTGCTTCATCTTCTGGATCGGCTAAACCAAAAGCGCGGCCTATATCGGTTAAACCTCTGCCTGTTGCAATAACAAATGACTCAAATGGCCCTGTATCTTCTGCTAATTCGTCAGCAGCCTGATGTTGAAATAGTTTCGCTTTTGATGGGAGGTTAATATTAATTAAACCCATGCCGACAACTCGATCAAAAATAGCACGATTTTCTGGTGTTAATTGATCTTGTAAGCCCAGGTCTGCAATTTCCTGAAATGCTTTTAGGTTTCCTTCTGCTGATGGCATTTGTCTAACCTTCTGTGTTAGGTGTTACACTCATAAGTAACTTTCTTGCTGCTGGTGATAGTTCTGGTTGTTTTGAAAGACCTAGTGCAGATGGAGGCATTTCAAGTTTTGCTCTCACTATTGCGTCAATCATTTCAAGTTTTGCGTTTCTGGCTTGAGGATGGTCTGTTCTTTTTGGAATCATCTCTAATAAGATTTCTTGATCTCTGTCTGTGAAAATACCTTCTCCAGCAGCCCTAAACATTTGCTTCATTACAGGGGCCATTGCTGCTATTGCGCCATCCGCTGCTTGCTGATTAGCTGTTATAGCAGGAGAATGCCCAACAACTGGGCCTGTTGCTGTTTTTTCCATTGCGCTGATCAGTCTCACCATTCCAGTGTTATAAACATTGAAAGTTGTTTTATTTCTTGCTGCTTTTTTCTTTTGCTCTGCATCTTCCTTTGCTTGTTGTTGTATTTGCTCTTTTTCCAGAATATGCTCTGGTTTTTCTGATGGTGCAAGATTTTTTCTTGACCCAGGTAGAGTGGTAACAGTGTGATTAACAGGGTTAACTCTGCCGTAGCTATCACCCAAATTAA